TGCTAGCACAAAGAACTCAATAATTGGTGCAATCAAGAACATTGCTGGCGGAATATCTAACGATGAATCTAATTCTCCTGTAGAATCAAAAGCTGATTCTTCTGGTGGATTATTATCTACGCTAGCAAACGTTGATTCAATTGCGACAGCCGTGCCACGAATAGGTGCCATTCTACCAGGGTTAGCTGCAGCCGGTTCTACTGCATTAGCAGGAGCCGGAGTTGCCGCGGCTGGTGCTGCAGGTTATGGTTTAGGTACTCTAATTCAACCATCTGTCGATAAATTCTTTGGTGGAGAAAGCGGTTCAATTGGTTCTCGCATATACGATTGGTTGAACCCATCTGAAGAAACAAACACGCCAACACCGGCTAAAGTGAAACCTCAGTTACAGGTTTCTAAACCACCGTTGATGTTAAGCGCAAATCCAACTAGTGTACAGTCTGAAATAAATACAGCAATGGCTGTGTCTGAGAAGTTGGCTGCTGCGAAATCGCCACAACAGCAACAACCAATCGTAATATCCAATAGTAATAACAAAGAATCGACGAATGGGCCTAGACGTCAGATAAGTATTCGAAATACTGATTCAAGTTTTGAACGTGTACAAATGAATGATTATTGGCCTGCGAGGATAACATGATAACGACAAAACAAGAACTAATCGAATATTCTTTGCGTAAATTGGGTGCACCGGTAATTAGCATCGAAATTGACCCGATGCAGTTAGACGATCGTGTAGATGAAGCCCTTGAATTTTTCAGAGATTTTCATTATGACGCGACTGAACGGGTTTATCTTAAACACCGTATAACTGGCACAACTATCACAGTTCCATCTACAATCGGATTCGTTAAAGGCGAGATAACAAAAACTAACACCGGCATCTGGTTCATGATTACTGATATTGTTGGTAATGATCTTATTGTCAACAATGTGTATACTGCAGACAATCAACCTGGTGCAGATTTACCACCTGCGACAGTAATCACCGGGCAAACGTCTGGCACTGTGTCAGCTGTGATCACTAAAATTGCAGGAGACACTGAATTGATGTCTGTACCTGTTAGTGATATGGTAACAGGCGTTGTTCGTGTTATTCCATGGGGTGTGCATAACACCAACTCAGACGCTTATCTTTTTGACCCCAAATACAACGCGATTATTTCGGGGTTTCATTCTATCGCTAGTTCATCACTGATTTACTATTCACAAGTGATGTCACACATGTCGTTGATCGACCAAGTGTTAAACCCAATAGATAGTCTAAGATACAATAAGAAGATGAACCGAGTATTCATTGATATGAATTGGTCATCCGCAAACATTGGCAGCTATTTGATTTTTGATTGTATGCGGTTATTGGATCCAGCAGTTTACACTGAGATATATAATGACCGTATGCTAAAGAAGCTGGTCGCTGGTATGTTTAAAAAACAGTGGGCACAAAACACTGGAAAATACACGAATATCCAACTGTTAGGTGGTGTCACCGTAGATGCTGCGACATTGATGGCTCAAGCTGAAGCAGAGATCGAAGCTGCGGAGACAGAGATTCGCGATAATTACGAGCTGCCACCAATTGGTTTTATCAACTAACGTAATACATCATGATACACCTTGTAACAACCCAACGTCGCCGAGCATCTGATAGTTATGCAGCAGCACATGATGTGCTTTATGCTAAGCACATCATCAATGTGTATATCGCTGTTAGGTTATACGTAATCTTGGCAATGAGTATTTCACTTAATGAGATATTCATTTCTAATTCAGTGACACACAATGCATTATTCCAGATTCTTAATAGCACAGAATCAACTATTGCAATTGGTACTGCGATCATCTTGACAATAGTGGCATTGGTTGATGCGTTTATTTCAGACCATAGGGACTGCGTCAATAAATACAAACTAAATATAATCGCAAATAATCGTCATATCATTTACATGGGATTGTCTCTGTGTATGTATGGGATAACTGCGGCTGTGTTATCGACTGGAGTTAGCGATACAGTTGTGCACAGATTGATGTTAGATGGCGTCATCGCTGCTGTAATCGCTGTGTTTGACGTCTATACCAAAATAGTTGTTCTAAAATCATCAATCCCAAATGAAACCGCTTCATCGATTAGCTCTGGCTAAATTTATCTTACTTTGTCTATGGCCGGTTACCGTTAGCGCAGCTATAGCCATTGAGACAACTCGTAACCCATTCGACGGGGTCACTGTAATTCAAGTGGCTGTCATGGGTTTGGTGGCGTTATTGTCAGGGATGACTGCGTTCGTTATACGGTTGGACCAAGAATATAAAACACAGAGAATTAAGAAGCAACGCAAATTGAGTTTATTTGCGGCTAGTCATATGCTAGGTTCGATATTAGCCGGTATACTGGCATTCGCATTATCGCAGCATAATTCATTTACTATCTGGTGGCAATTGAGTTTCGTCATAGCGGCAAGTTTTACTGGTGCAAAGTTCGTAGAGCAAGCCGCATGTGCGCTGCTCCGTACTTCATTAAAAAAATGATAACTCCATCGTTGTTAGCTTCATTGTATGGCAGACGGCCATTAGATAATTGGGTTTCTCCATTATTAACTGCAATTGAGATCGCAGATATACGCGATGACGGTCAGCTTGCAACGTTCTTAGCTCAGGTTGGTCATGAGTCCGGCAGGTTGCGATATATATCGGAAATCTGGGGTCCAACTAAGCAACAACTCAAATATGAACCAGGTACCGCATTAGCTAAAACTCTCGGTAATAATATCGCAGGCGATGGTTCTTTGTATCGCGGCCGCGGGTTGATTCAAATTACAGGTAAGACTAATTATACGGTAATGACTACTAAGTTGAAAAAATACTTCAGTAATTCTCCTGATTTTATTGCTGAACCGAAAAAACTACAAGAACCTTTCTGGGCAGCTGTGTCTGCAGGTATGTTCTGGAAAATGAGAAGTTTAAATAATTTCGTTAACGATTTTCCAGAACAGACACGGCGTATAAATGGCGGATATACTGGTTTGGCAGATAGACAATTATTGCTAGCGAGAGCAAAGATCTTACTAGCTCATGGAGAATAACGATGGTATTGGAACTTTTAACAACTGTTGCAGGCGGTATTTTTTCTGGTGGGGCAACAGGTCTCCTTGGTGTAATTATCCAACGGTATTTTGATAAGAAGTCCAAGGATCAGGATATTGAACTTGCAAAGCTCAGCCATGCTAATGCATTGGCTCTGGCTGAAAAGGAACAAGAGAACACTAGAATTAGAGCAGAGACAGAAAAACATGTTTCTGATAACACAGTCGACGTTTCTGAAAATGAAATTGATGGTCGCATGTTCGGATCATCTGTAGATAACGATGCAGCGAAATACCTGACACCAAAGGCTCAACTATCTAAAGGGTTTGTTGGTAAGTTTAGCGTGGTATTGATGTCGCTTGTTGATTTTCTTCGAGGTATCCTCAGGCCAGGCATGACTGCGTATCTCTGTTATATCGTCACGATGATGTTCTTCTGGGTACGCGAGTTGGCCGATGCGTATGGATTGTCACTATCAGCTGATCAGGTCGTTCAGCTGATGACGATGATTATTGGCACCATCACGTATGTGTTCACTACATGTGCGTTGTGGTGGTTCGGGGCCAGACCCCCAAAAAAGAACGGTTAACCGATGGCAGTAAATCCATACTTCAACGCTCAAAAAGGTGTAGCGAGCGAGCATAAGCTATATGAAGGCATTACTGTGGAGGCGATCCAGATATCTGGCAACGATTACGTTTATCTACCGCGTACGTTGAATAAGTTCGACCAGCTTTTTGGCGAAGATACGCTCTCATCGTTTGATAGTCATGCAGTCATCGAGATGTGGCTTGAAGACTTTTCTGGTTACGGCGGTGAATCAGAGATGCTAGCTAAATTTGGGCTTGAGGTGCGCGATACTGCGACATTTATCGTCTCACGGAAAAGATTCATAGAAGAGATTCCACAGATTACACCAACCAACAGACCAGTTGAAGTAAAATTCCGGCCAAATGAAGGCGATTTGATTTACGTACCCTTTAGCCAGTCGTTGTTTGAGATTAAATTCGTAGAAGACGAGTATCCGGGTTTTTATCAATTGAATAAAAAATTCGTGTGGGCTCTGCGGTGTGAGCTTGTTCAATTGAATAACGAGAAGTTCAATACAGGATATCCAGAAATCGACAACGTGTTTGGAACTAACATTAATAGGTTGAATAACGCGATTGCAACTGAAGACACTGGTCAGATCCTTGGCGAAGATGGTGGCATTATCATCGATGAGGAGTTTGGCCCTGTTAAACACTACGATGACGTTGTTGCGTATGGTGATGACGATAAACTGAAGAAGGAGTTCATGGACATCATGGACTTCAGTGAAGACAATCCTTTTGGTAACAACTGATGCTAACGAACCAACCATTTTACCACGGCACGACGAGAAAACTAGTTGTTGCGTTTGGTGGCATATTCAATAACGTTCATATAAGAACACGTGATAAAGACGGCAGTACACAGAAGATCGTCAAGGTTCCAATCGCATTCGCACAAAAAGAAAAATTCGTTATTCGTCTGCAACAAGACCCTGGACTCCAAGAAGATATCCAAGTCTTGCTACCCCGGCTCGCATTTGAATTGACAGGGTACAACTATGATTCTGGCCGGCAAGTCAATAAGATGAACCGGAAAATGTGTGCGATGAAGGATGGTACTGTAATAAAGACATTTGCGCCTGTCCCGTACAACGTTTCATTCAACCTTTATTCTTTCACGCGTACAACAGAAGACAACTTGCAGATCATGGAACAGGTGTTGCCATTCTTTACACCTGATATGAATTTGTCTATCAAAATGCTGGCAGATCCTGAAGTCGTTCTTGATGTGCCGTTGATTTTGAATTCAGTCAATACAGATGATGAGTATGATGGTGGATTTGAAGAACGGCGATATATCATAACGACATATTCATTCACGATGAAAGCGTTTTTCTATGGCCCATTGCTAGGTTCAGAAGATATCGTTGATGATCATGATCATTTTGAAAATGTTGGCAATAACAATCATGTGGTTAAACGCGTAGTTGTTGATTTAAATAATCAAGTCAAATACACCGCAACAGTAGATCCTTTTGCTGCCGGTGTAAACGATCCGCATAATGTGATTGAAGGTTGGACCGATTTATGACTACCCCAAACATGGAAAAGAGCTTATCTGATATATTTGACGTAGATCTGTCGAATACTATCGATGAGACGAAAGCATTGTCAGAAGTAAAGGCTGATGCGATTGCAGCCGATATAAAATCATTAGAAGCTCAACGCGAATATGTGAAAGCAAATCTGGTGAAGATAATTGAACGTGGAATGACTGCACTCGGTGACCTCAACGTCAT